GGGATGGAGCTACTTCCCTATAGGTATCGTTTGCCCGGTAATTTCCGAAGAGCCCCTTTTTGAGGGCCACTTTATCCGGGGCGATGGTCGTTTTGACGTGCTTGAATGCGTCCGGCAGCGCGTCGAGGTCGAAGACGGTGACGGCCTGAGACTTACCGATGCGGACGGATGCCATGACGCCCTTGACCTTGCCGCCCATCGCTTCGAGTGCGGGCATCAAGTAGTTCTTCAGACGCTCGGACTTGTTCTCCAGCGCCTTGCGGCGCTTTGCAAGACGCTCTTCTTCAGCCTTGATGGCATCGGCCTCGGCTTCGAGCTCGCGCACGTAGCAGGCCGTGCCCTCGAGTTTTTCGGCGGCTTGACCCTGGTATTCGGCGTAGGCGACGAGTGCGTCGCCATCGACCTCACCCGTGTCCGGGTCGGCGTCGAGGCGGTCAAGGAGCTCGCGGAGGGTGCTCGGGATTTCGTAGATTTTCATGATCAAAAAGGTATAAAAAAGCCCCGGTGGTTGGCCGGGGCTTGGGGTTGATTAGAAGGGAACGTCTTCTTCGAGGTGATCCATCGTCTCTTGCTGTTCTTCGGACTTCTTCTTTCCGGAGCCGACGAACTGCATGCTTTCGCAGACGATCTCAGTCACCGTCCTATCGAAGCCCTCGTTGTCCTTGTACTTGCGGGTGCGGAGCCGCCCTTCGAAGAGGGCGCTCGAGCCCTTCTTGAGGTACTGCTGAGCAAGTTCGGCGGTGCGTCCGTAAACCGCGATGGAATGCCATTGCGTTTCGGTCGTGGCTTCGCCGTCGCGGTTCTTGTAGCGGCGGGACGTTGCCACGCGGATGACGCCGTAGGCGTTGCCGTTGCTCTCCCTGATGTCGGGGTCGGCCCCGAGGTTGCCGAGGATGATGACTTTGTTGAGTGAAGCCATTCGTTGTTCTCCTTAGAACGGTGTTGGTGAGTTGTCTGCTTCTGCGGCCGCCTGCTTGCACTTCTCATGGAAGCCCGAGTCAACCAGTTGCTTCCTCTCGTGCTTCGTCAGCTTGCTCGAGAACCACTCCTTGTAAGGCTCGGTTCCTCTGCTTGCCGCCTCAGACGCTGCGGCCTCAAGCGCTGCGGTATCGGGATAGGTTCCTTCGATCGGTTCCTGAGCCGGGACGGGAGCCGCCTGCGGAGCGGGACTTGCGGCGGGCTTTGCGGGAGCCTTCTGGGCGGTCTTCTGGTTGCTCCTGCCCTTCGGCTGAGACTTCTGCTTGCCGTCGTCGAGGTCGTTGCCGTCGTTGTCGTCGTCAGCCGCGATCCCGAGGAAGGTCGAAAGGCTGTAGCGGCAGGCGTAGGTGCGCGTCGCGCCGATACCCTGAGCGGAAGAGGAAGAGGAGCCCGGGCGCACGACGGGCATCGTCAGCACGCCGGAGGAGAGGACTTCGCCGGTCTTGTATCCGAGGACTGTCTCGACGCTGACGTTCACGCCGTCGCTTGTGACCTTCTGGAAGAGATAAATGCCGTGCGCATTGAGGGCCGGGCGAACGGCCGCAAGGATTTCGGCCAAGTCGGCGTACATGCCGTAGGCGGCCTTTTTAGTTTTGTTCGGCGCTTTGAATTCGGCCTGAGCGGCCGCAAGCGCCTCGAAGATGGAGCCGTGCTCGACCTTGAGAACGGCGGCTTGTTCGGCGGTTGTTTCAGTCATGTAAAATTCTCCGAATACGTCAGAAGGGAAATACGTCGTCGAAGTCCCTTTTCATCACTTCGATGTCGTCTTCGTCTTGACCTGTGAGAGGGGTGTGGGCTGAAGCTTGCTCGGCTTCCCACACCTCTTTTGCTTTGCTCTCAGTTGCTTGAGTGTTCATCTGAACCACCTCTTGAGAATGAATTTGATGCATGCGAAAAAGCCCGCCTGTTCGACGGGCTTTTCTGCTTTCTGGGGAGTGCGCTCCTTGATGACGCCTTGAGCGATCAGCTTTGCGCGGGCTTCCGCAGCGGACTGCGGCCTGTACGGGCGCTTGCGCTTGCGGGAGCGCTGCGAGGAGTGCGTGCGGAGCGGGTGTGCGGGGATGGTCATTGCGGTTCCTTCTCTGAGCGGGTGAGGTCACTCCAAAGCGCGAAGAGTGCGCGACGTTTTGCGCCTAGCTTGGCGTCCAGTTCGTCTATCAGGCTGTGCACTTCATCTTCCTTGCCCTCCTCGTAGCGATCCCGGATGATTGAGAGCTCTCCGGCCTCCTTGTGAGACCAAGCGTGAGACTCGCGGAGCTTCTTGAAGATCTGAATGAGCTCCTTTTTGGTGCGCCTGATCATGCGGCGTCCTCCATGTCTTTCAGGTTTTCGTTGGTGATGTCCCGGAGCGTTTCGGCCCACTCGTAGATGTGGGGATCGTCCGGATCGTCGGGCACGTCCTCAAGCGCCTTGATGGCGTCGTCGAGGGTGCAGGCGGACTTTCCTTCGCCGAAGAGCTCCGAGGACAGGTCATATGACCGATCGCGGAGCCATTCGTTCGGATCGTCCGGAGGAGTGAACCAGGCTGCGTCTCTGCCGATCATGCGGCCTCCTCAGCACGGTCGCGCTTGTTCTCCTCGTACTCGTACTGAGACCATTCCTTGCAGGCCCGGTCGGCCTTGTGCAGGATGCGGTCGATTACGTCGAAGAACTCCCCGCCCTTGGCGGCCTCGCGGTCGAACGCTTCGCGGAACCCCTCGACGTTGTACAGGGAGCGCTCGAGGACGCGGCGTGCGCGGGTCTCGCGGTCATGGCCGGAGAGGAGCGCCCACCACACCCCAAGTTCGTAGAGATCGCGGTAGAAGTCGATCTCGAGCTCAGCCGCGCCGGAAAGGATGCGGGGGATGAATTCGTATTGCATAGTGAACCTCAGTTGGTTGCGAGGTAGCGAAGGAGGAAGGAGCCGCCGTAGATGACGAGGCACATCGTCGCGAAGAAGATGACCCCGCCGATGACGCCGATCATCTGAGCTTGATGCTCTCTGGCGAGCTCAGCCGGGGTAAAGCCCTTGGCCGGGCGGCCCGTCAGCGCGTCGAGCAGGAATTCCGTGAACTTGGTCATTTGCGGCTCCTCATCTGGTGAGCAAGTGCAGCACCCGCCGCGAAAGCGAAGCCCTCGCGGTCTTCAATGTCCTCGTCAATGTCGAGGAGCTGCTGGAGGTGTCCGCGAAGAAGAGCAGCAAGCTCCACGTCGGCCGTGTAGATCGCCTTATGGATCACGCTGCGGAAGCCTTTGCAGGCAAGCCACATGTCTGAACTGTCGAACGTCCGGAAATCGACGGGCGCTTGATAGGTGCTCATGTCTTTCTCGCAAAAGAAAAGCCCCGGCGCTTTTCAGCGTCGAGGCCGTGGGAATCTGATGGACATGAAAAAGCCCGCACGGGGCGGGCTATATCGGAATGGAATTGGATACAAGACTCAGGTGGCTACAGTCGCTATTGATCTGTTAGCTGGATATATTTCCGATAGAAGGTTAATTGGTACAAAACTACCTGCAGCTTTCTTTTCAGAAATAGCCTGAGTTTGATTTGAAAAATCTTCTACAACACCAAGTACGTTATATCTTGGGTGATGCGTAAACATGTGCCCGACTTTTCGGACAAAATTCCAAACGTTCTCTACAAAGAGAACGTCAACATAGGTTGATTCGTTTACTAGTAGATCAAAGCTAATTGACCTTCCTGGCATGTTGACCATAGGTTTATAAATAATTTCTTTCTTGGGGTATTTTCTTCTGAACCCAATAGAAGCAAGGGTAATCAGCTCTTCCCGGTTCTTTTGCGATTTCTGAGGCAGGTTGATCCAGCTATCAACGCAAGTCATAGCTTTTAAGTAGGTGGCGAATGCGGCCGGCGCTTCATTCACAGGAGCAAACAGTTCAATCGCTCCTGAAGGAAGAAGCTTTACACCAGTATTGTTTAATGCCTTTGCAAGCGATTCCCACCTTTTATCATTCATTTGATAACCAAGGGCGAGGATCGTATGCAGATTGAAAGCCTCGTCAAAGAAGCGGACCTGACCCCCAATCGTCTGTACGTAAATCTCAGCAGGAGAGTCTCCAATCATGAATGGCACGTTTACTCGATAAGCATCTGAGCCATCTCTAGTTGGTACTTTTCGAACAGTAAACCCGAGGAAACTAAAATCGATCATTGTTATTCCATTTTGAACGAAGCGGGATCATATGGATCTTCAGGCATATCAGCAAATTCAACGTTAGATCTCTTAGAGAAAAATGCAACCGCACGATCAAAATCCAAGTTCTTTACTGACTCTTCTGTGAATTTTTCGTATTTCTCTCCAAAATGAATGTGCGGCCAATCTTGGGAATTTATGTTTGATAGATTATCTCTTGTTTCGAGCTGGACAACGCGTCGATGAATATTGGAGCCTTCTTCTCTATACATCAGGCTGATGCATAATTTTGAATCGTTTACGGTAGTTGCTCTAGTCTTAATGATTTCTGTATAGAGCCGGGGGCGACTGGTATCGGTGTATTTTTCATTTACACTTCCTATGTTTTTAATTACTAGGAAGACTGTGTCTTCATGTTTGTTTTTGGTTTTCTTTTTCTTTATTTCCCTGTTTAAGCCCCAATTACTAAGTTCGGAAATCATGGGGATACTTGTAATCTCAGTGGCCTCTTCTGTTGAAACGACACCTTTGGTTTTGTGTGGAACCGCTGTCGTGAAGATGCCGTCAAGATCTTCATGGTAAGGACGGTGTTTCATCAAACTTCCATCGAAAAAGCCTATCCGCACTTTCCACGGAGCGGACAGGATGCAGTGTGGAAACGTCTCGATGGTAACGCCGCCCGTGAGGGTGCTGCAATCCTGTCCGCTACTGAAGTTAAAACAAAGCCCCCGCTCCTTTTGGACGCGAGGGCCTGATTGTTCGTGTCAGCGGTTAGTGACGATGCTTCGGGGGAAGACCGCGAAGTAGGTACAGGGCGAATGCTGCACCGATTACGCCGAAGATGGCTACTAGCGTCCATAAGTCCATGTTCATCGCTCCAAAAGGTATGTGAGTAAGAGGCTGATCGTCAAGAACCCCAGTCCAATCAACGCCCCTTGGAAGTTGTACTGGAAAAGCCCTAAGGCCAGACCTGCAACACCTACTTTCTCATAGATGTCGGCGATCCTTTTCACTAGAGCGCGTTTTTGATTGTCAGTAAGTGTCACGTCGTATCCCCGTGTGTCTCTGCAATCCATTATACGAAAAGGCCCACCTCAGCCCGCTCTTGAGAATGGGCTGAAGTTGGCCTGCTTCCTCCCAGCGTGAGAAGATGAACTGTCGGAGTGCACGCAAGTCACTCTTCTGATGCTCGACGTTGTAGAGCGTCGCTTGATTGAGCACTATCGCCCTCGGTGCAACGAACTGCTTCGCCCATGATCGGATAGCAAACCGCATCGAATGCGGCATAGGCGGCCGCCAGCGCATAGATGATCCGAGCATCTTCTTCTGTGATCGGTGTAACGATAAGGCGGCCGTCTTCGATGTCTACCTTCATAAATCCTCCTAAAAATAGCCCACAGAAGCGCTCTCAGAAGAAAGCGCTTCAATTGGCCTTCTCCCTCGCCGATGGTCTGAACCAACTCCCGGCGGGGGAGATTCACTGCTCAGGTCTGCCTATGTGCGCTCTTACTCGCTCGGCGGGAGGTACTAACTCCGCGCCTTTATCGGCTTTCCTTCGCCCGTCTGACTAATCATCATCCGGTGCACCTCCGCCTTTCGGCCGGGGGAGGGAGATATCGGCCTATATGTGTGCCGATAGATGTGACTATAAACATGTCTATCATCAATGTCAATAGGTGTAGCTATACAAGCATGTATAAAAAAGCCCGTATAGGTAACGGGCTAAGAAAGGTTCAGGGGCATTCTATCGTCTTCGCCGATATGACCGCCGGTGTTCAACCATAACGCCAATGACGGCAAGTCCTTCTGTGCGCGAGTTGTATATTGGATAGTCCTCATTAAGTGGGATCAATTCGAAGATTTCATTCCCATATTCGTCATATCCGCGGGGACGATATTTTTTGAAGGTTGTTTCCATGTCATCTGAGAACTTACTGACCCTTGTAGCAATCACAAAATCACCAGGCATCGGATGAATAGTAGGGTCAATGACGATGATGTCTCCCTCTCGGAAATCTGGTTCCATCGAACTTCCAATAACCTTGAGGGCGTAGCAATCGTCGGGCAGGTCCATGTCTACCCAAATGAAATCTCCGCTTTCGATTGCTGCCTGTCTAGCGGCAATTTGCCCTGTTGACGTGGGATCTCCAGCCTGTACATATGAAAGGATGGGAATCCTTTTCATCCTCCCACGAATAGGCTCAACATTGCTTTGATTAGCGGGAAGCTGGTCGTTTGATACAAGAGGGTCTCCTACGCCATTAACGATCCAGTTTTGATTGAGAGGCAATTTGGAGCAAATAGCAAGAGCCGGAGCGGACTTCATGTTTTTCGTCTTGCCCGACACCCAACTTGCCACAGAGGGCTGCTTGATGCCCGCCAACGTGGCTAACTCCGATTGCGAGATATGGAAGTGCTGAAGCACCCAAGAGATTCTTTCTGAAAGCGTTGTCATGATAGACAAGCCTATCGGTTAGCGTGAACGGAATGTCTATTACTTGTGATATAGTTACTTCTATCACTATCTATAAATGTAAAGAGACACCTATGGCAAAACAGAGCAATCTGCGTGCAACTGCGATCGCTCGCGATCTCGTTCGCGAGGTCGGTAGTCAAAGGAAGACCGCCGAACTTGTGGGTGTGAAGCAGCCGTCAGTATTTGCATGGACAAAAAACGGGCTCACAGCGACTCGTGAAAACGATCTTCGATTCCGCTTTCCAGAACTTCGGGTCTGGAAGCGTTACCCGCCGCTTACCTCTGCTGAGGCCAACTGATGTTCATTCGTCCAGAACTTCGCAAGGGCGATATCGATGTTCGCGTGAAGGCCCCCAAGGATCTTGTCGATAAAGTCGACCTGATCTCTCTTGCGCTTGGTCTGACGCGGCAGGACATCGTGCTTGTTGCTCTGGATGCCTACCTTAATGAAACGCTGGCAGTAGCAAGAGTACTGAATCAAGTCGAGGCATCGCAACGGAATTCAAACGGCGTCATAACGGCAGGAGATGCGCGATGAGTTATGCCGCAGAGAGATGGGCCAGAGCGCAGAGGGTAGGTAATGCCCGCGCTAAACAAGTACTTGTAGAGCTTGCGAATTGCCACAACGGCAAAACGGGCAAGTGCACTCCGGGCATCAAGTACCTCCATGAGGTAACTGAGCTCAAGGAAGACACGATTTCTACCGCGACAAATTTCCTGCAGTCGAAAGGCTTCATCAAGAAGACGTACGTGGCTGTCGAAAAAGGCCGCGCAATCAGCTACGAACTTCTCGGCTTCAATCCTCAGGAATGGGAACGGAAAAAAACTGAGGATAGCACCGAAAACGGGTTGACCCAAAACCGGGGTAACCCCGAAAGCGTGGGTACCCCCGAAACCGGGGCGACGGATAGCCCCGAAAACGGGGGGACGGGTACCCCCGAATTCGGGGGTGAAACAGGGAATAAGAACAGGGAAAGGAACAGGGGAGTTATATGCGCGTCCGCTTCGCAGACGCTTCCAACTGACCCTCTGGACATTCCTTTCGACGAGTCCTTGTACGAGGAAGCTCAGCTCGCGGGGGCAAAACCAACCGACGAGCCGCCGATGAAGGAAGAGAAGCCGAAGAGAAAGCGATCGTCCAACGTGCAAAAGCCCGAGTCAGTCTCCGAGCAAGTTTGGAACGACTTCACAGCCCTCCGCACGAAGCGTCGAGCACCAATTACCGAAACAGCTCTCAAGGGCATTCAGCGAGAAGCCGAAAAGGCCGGGATCACTCTGGAAGCTGCTCTCTCTACCTGCTGTGAGCGTGGTTGGCAGGGCTTCAAGGCTGAGTGGTACAGACGCGAGAAGCTCGAGCAGAAGAACGCCTCTAAGGCTGAGTACCAACTTCCATCTAACGACGACTGGGACAACTTCGATACAGCGCACTACGCATGAAGAAAAACATGACGAATACATCACCGAAACGAAGCTTCACCCGCGCGGTGGCAGGAACAACCTTCTGCACTATCGGAACCCTGACCGACATCATCGAGATGGCCGAAAAGATTAGGGCGATCGCGAAGCAGAATCCTAAGACGAAAGCGCCTGAGAAGCGTCAACCCTCGCTTGAGGAACAGGCCAAGGAGCGCCGATATCTCTTCTCTGTCGCCTTCACCAGATTTGAAGACGCGCTGCAGACTGACGTTCCAACCTGCGCCGAAGAACACTCCTTCAACGACTACGCGCCGACCTGCGCTGAAGCCGCTCGCGTCCTCAGGCTCTGCCGTCGCTTCGCTGAGGGCCTTGTGTCCCGCGTCGTCACGCAGCCGAAGGAGCGTTCGCGCCTCGGCATCGCTCTTTGTGGGCGCACCGGAACCGGCAAAACGCATCTCGCGTCGTCGATCTATTTCACCCTGAAGGCTGAAGGCATCGAGCCCGTCTACATGCGCGCCTCGACCTTCTTCGCTCTCTTCCGGGGTGCTACTGGAGTGTCTGAGGTCAAGATGATCACTCAGCTCGGACGCGTCTCCTGTCTCATCCTCGATGAGATCGGGCGCTCCGCCCTTACACCTTTTGAGGCGAACAAATTGCAGGAAGTCCTCGACGCAAGAGCCCGTAACGGATATCCGTCCATCCTCATCACGAATCTCCAAATCGACAAGCTGAAAGACGTTCTGGGGAGTGCTCTCGCTTCCCGCATCGATCAACTCTTCTTCCCCATCGCTTGCATGTGGAGCGACTACCGCGTGAAAGAGTCGGCTGCGAACCTGAAGCCCGAGGAGGTGTTCTGATGGAACCCACTACCGGAATCCACAAACGCTTCATCCACGCCTTCTCACGGTGGATCAGCCGGGCGACCTTCATCATGAGGGAGCGACATGAGTGAGTGCCTCCGATGCCGCAACTGCGGGCAACTCGAGCCGCTGCCGAAAGGCGATCCCCGACGGCTCCAACGCGGTCAGTGGGGGTTGCTCGCTCGCGGGCTCGTCGGGTGCTCAATCCCTGGCCCCCGCGGCTATCAGCGCTTCCGCTCAGTCGAATCGAAAGACGAGTGCAAGTACTTCGAGCCGGAGCCGAACAAAGACCTCGTCGAACAACGCTTCAAAACCGTCGCCATCCTCCGAGCGACTTTCAACATCTGGATCACCGAACTACGAAAGAGGAGACAAAAGAAATGAAAAGGACTCTGACCATCGAATTCCCATGGCCTCATCGCGGCTTGTCGCCTAATGCCCGACTCACCCGCTACGCCAAGGCCACGCTCTTCAAGAAGACGAAGCACCAGGCTTACCTCCTCACTCGCGCCGCGGCTATCAAGTCTCAGACGAGAGTCTTACTGCCTGAAGGCGGCCTTCTCAATCTCAAGTTGATCTGTCAGCCCCCGATTCTCCGATATCGAGACGAAGACAACCTCATTGCGAACTGCAAGGCGCACTTCGACGGTATCTCTCAGGCCGTCGGTATCGACGATCACCTTTTCCACTTCAGGGAGCAGGAATGGCACAAGCCAAAGAAGCCGGGGAAGCTCACCGTAATTCTCGACTGGGAGGAGAAGTCCAATGCCTAAAACCGCACTCAAGCCCGACCAGAAGCCTCAGCGACGAAAGTTCGATCATCGCGGAGCCGGAACAATTCGTCCTATTCCCCGACTTGCCAATGCCGCCACCGCCGATAAACCTGCGGTCAGCCTGGGCATTGCGAATTTCTTACCGCCTCTCGCAGCTCAAATCCTCGTCGAGGCCGCAGACAAGGCAAGAGAACTGCCCGAGATCAACCTTAAGCGCGCCAAAATCATCAGCACGGCAATCGAACGTGTCCGAAGAGGATGGCCGGAACACTTTCGTTAGGGTCAGGGTAGTGGCTACTGTCAACGACGACGGGCGCATCATCGGGGAAGATCACCCCAACGCCCGATACACGAATGAGGATGTCGAGCACGTGCAGGCCCTCCGCGCCGAGGGCTACACGTATGACCAGATCGCAAAGATCATGGATATGCCGGTACGAACCGTCAGGGGCTATCTCGACGGTTCGCGGCGCTGTCAATCAATTGCCGGATGGAAAAAGGTGAAACGATGGGAGAGAAGCTGAACGCCAGACAGGAAGCGTTTGTTAACGCCTATTGTTCTGCCGGGTGCAAGGGCGCTGAGGAAGCCGCGAAGATCGCCGGTTACAGCGAGAAAACGGCCGCCTCTATAGGGTCTCGGCTGTTGAAAAAAGTCAAAGTACAGCGCGCCATTGACGCGCTCCGAGTGCCCGCCAAAGAACAGTCCATTGCGGACGCCGCTTATGTCTTCAAAAACCTCATGCGGGTGATCGAAGTCGGCTCCGTTCTCTATCCGAAGCTCGCCTTCGACGGCGAGCAGGTAACGGACGATAAGGGGCGGCCCGTCTGGAAGATGACGGACGCCGGGGCTGTGAATTCGGCTCTCCGCACGCTCACGCAAGCCCTCGGCCTCGGAAAGGAGAAGTCCGACAAGGATCTGACTATCCAGACGCTTGCGGAAACGCTAAAAGGAGTGCTGAAGGATGGCTGATTTCGACCTCAGCACGCCCGCAGGCATCGGGCAGGCGCTCGTTCACGTCGCTGGCAGGTGCTCGAAAGATCCGCTCAAGTTCGTACAGCAGGCCTTCCCTTGGGGCCGCGATTCGCTCAGCGGCATGACCGGGCCTGACGTGTGGCAACGCGAACTCCTCACTGAGATCGGCCAGAAGCTTCAGGCCGGGGCCTCGTCGTCCGAAGTTATCCGCACCGCAGTAGCTTCCGGCCACGGCATCGGCAAGTCCGCTACGGTCGCATGGCTCATCCTCTGGGCTATCTGCACCTTCCCGGACACTCGCGGCGTCATTACGGCGAACACCGATACCCAATTGCGTACCAAGACATGGGCCGAACTCGCGAAGTGGTATCACCTCTGCATTTTTAAGGACTGGTTTGAATTCACGGCCACTTCCATCGCGTCGAAGCAGCCGGGGCACGAGAAGACATGGCGCATCGACGCTATCCCGTGGTCTGAATCAAACCCTGAAGCCTTCGCCGGTCTGCACAACCAGGGCAAACGAATCCTCGTGATCTTCGACGAGGCTTCGGCCATCGCGGATCAGATCTGGGAGGTGATCGAGGGCGCTTTGACCGACCGCGATACCCAAATCATCTGGGCTTGCTTCGGAAACCCAACGCGCAACACGGGGCGCTTCTTCGACTGCTTCAACCGCTATCGGCATCGCTGGTGGTGCCGGCACGTCGATAGCCGCACCGTCGCCATCAGCAATAAGGCGCTGCTCAAGTCTTGGGAGGAAGACTACGGCGAGGATTCCGACTTCTTCAAAGTCCGCGTGCGCGGCATTTTCCCGTCATCGTCTTCAATGCAGTTCATCCCTCGCGCCCTCGTCGACGACGCGGCCGCCCGACCTATGCCCCATATCGATTACACCCGTATGGTCGCTATCCTCGGCGTCGACGTTGCCCGATTCGGCGACGACGCCTCCGTAATCTGGACGCGCTTCGGCCTCGACGGCAGGAGCATGGGCAAGCAAGTGTTTCGCGGCCTCGACGGGTGGCAGGTAGGCGCTAAGGTGGCTGAGCAGTACAACCGCCTCCGGCAGATGGGAGTGCGCAAAATCATCATCAATGCGGACGTTGGCGGGGTTGGGTCTTCGCCGTGCGACTGGCTCAAGCACAACGGCTATCCGGTCAATGAGATCAACTTCGGGGCCGGGGCCGTCAACTCAAAGCGTTACAGATACTTGAGAGCTGAGATGTGGGGCCGCATGCGAGAGTGGCTTGAGGCCGGCGGGTGCATCCCGGACGACGACGAACTGGCGACTGATCTCACCGGCGTCGAGTTCTGCTACACCCCGACAAATCAGATTCAACTCGAGAAGAAAGAGGACATGAAAAAGCGCGGCCTCTCATCACCGGATAATGCCGATTCTCTGGCCCTCACCTTCGCGCTGAAGGTCAATGAGTACCTTGACGATCTGCCTTCGCCGTCGCCAACGAGAAGCCAGGGGCGCGCCCGCGTCCGCAACCCTTACGACGGCTATTAGATCCTCTCTCCGCTCTGCGCGTGATTCCTCTGCACCGCTCAAAAATGGCTCCATACTCTGGAGCTTTTTTCATGATCGACTACGTGCGCCGATTGGCCGGGCCTTTCACGGGCGCGGGACAGTCCACCTTCTCTTTCAGCTTCAAAATCTTCGATCCGACTGACGTGTACGTTGCGACGGCGCTCAATGACACTGACGCCTCAACGAACTTGGTCTACGACACCGACTATTTCGTAGACATGAATGAGGATCAGGACGCGACGCCGGGCGGCACTGTCACCCTCGCGAAAGCTCTGGTCGGTACTCAAGTCGTCGTCATCGGCTCGGCCATCGCCTACACCCAAAACGTACAGCTCACGAACTACAGCCGCTTCCCTCCGGAAATCATCAATGAGGGTTTGGACAGAATCGTTGTCCAGATTCAGCAGCTTGTTGAGCAGACAGGCCGCACGCTGAAGGTTCCGGCCACTTCCTCCACCACTCCGGAGGAAATGATTGCATCCCTGCTCGACGCGGCCGATACCGCAACTGTCGTCGCTAAGGGCTACGCTGAATCGGCCATGGCCTCAGCGCAATCCGCACAGGGCTCCGCAGCAGAGGCGCAGAAATACGCTGAGGCCGCGCAGGCGGGGGCGGCAGACATTCTCCCCTACGTCGATGATCTCTTGACCGTCGCGGACGGCATAAGTTACGTCCGGACGGACGCCCAGAACATTGACGCGATCAAAGGCACCGCCGAGCACGTGAATGCCGTCGCCATCGTTGCGGCGGACTTCCAGACTGCAGAGGCTCACTCCAATTCACACGACTTCGGCTATTTCAACGTTGACGACGTGGCCCCCTGGACGCCGGGCGGCGGTTACATCGAAATCGTCGCGAAGAACATCAATGCCATCAAGCAAGCGGGCGGCTCCATCGACGCTGTGAACACGGTGGCGAGCAATGTCACAAGTGTGACCACAGTCGGGGGCTCGATCGCCGCCGTGAATACAGTCGCGGCCAACATTGAGGCCGTCAAGAACGCGAAGGCAAACGCTGATGCTGCCGCTTCAAGCGCCTCTGCGGCCGCCTCCTCCGCGAGCGCGGCTTCTGGTTCGGCCTCTGCGGCGAAGACTAGCGAGACCAATGCCAAGAAGAGCGAAACGACTGCTTCGAGCGCGGCTACTGTAGCCGGAAACGCGGCTTCAAGCGCCTCCGCCTCTGCCCAGACGGCCTCTGCCGCGAGCGACGCTGCCGGAAGTGCAGCTTCGACGGCTACTGAAGCGGCCTCGTCCGCTACGTCTTCGAAGAACGCTGCGGCCGCTTCGGCCTCTGCGGCGGCTACGAGTGCGACGAATGCTGGTACTGCAAAAACGGCGGCTGAAGCGGCGGCGGCTCGCGCTGAGGAAGCGGCCGGGCAGGCTACAGCAGGTCAGGCTCAGGCCGATTGGGCCGAGACCGACACGACGGCAAAAGGTTTCATCAAGAACAAGCCGGAGACGTTCCCGCCCTCAAGCCATACGCACACCGTCGCGCAGATCACGAACTTCCCGACTACGTGGGCTTGGAACTCGATCAGCGGCAAGCCTTCGAGCTTCACCCCTTCGGCTCACACGCACGCGATCGCGGACGTGACGGGCCTTCAGACGGCGCTCGACGCGAAGGCAACGACGGCGGCTTTGACCACGGGCCTCGCGGGCAAGGCTCCGACTTCGCACACGCATACGGTCTCCCAGATAACCGATTTCCCGAAGACGTGGGCTTGGGCCTCGATCAGCGGGAAGCCGTCGCTCGGCACGATGGCCGCAGCCAACCTCGATTTTGGAACATGGAGCGCAAGCTAAATGGCTACTGACGCAAACAATCTGAAACTAAACAAAGTCACAGCCGCGACGAAAGCGGCCTTCGCAGAGGCCGTCATTTCCAATGGCTCGATCTACTGGGACGAAACCACAAAGTCTCTCGTGGTCGGAGACGGCGTGACGAAGGGCGGCATTCCTCAGGCCAACGCGGCTTCTGTCGCGGCGGCACAGACTGCGGCTAGCAACGTGCAGACGAACCTCAACAACTACACGAAGAGCAACGACGCGGAAGTTGCGAAGAAGCTCGCAACTGATGATCTCGAAACGGCGCTGAAGGAATTGATTGTTGAATTCGGCGGGACGGTTCCAACGGAATAAATCTCAAGGAGGAAGCGAAGTGAAAACACTCGCAGAAGTAAAGGCCGGATACCTGACCCGAGCGAAGTCAAAAGCGCTCGCGGATCAGGTAGTCACGGATCGCAATGGGAAGGTAGTCGCGTCGAGCGCGAAGCCCTTCCAACACATCTATACCAGCGCTGAGGACGTTGAGTGGGCCAAGGCGCAGGGGAAGAAGTACAAAGAAGAGACGATGGACGATGGCCGGAAGCTCCTCTTCTTCTCTTCGTGGGCCCGCCCCACTCCGATGCTTCAGTCACTGGACGGGCAGTACTACGAGGAAGCCAACCTTCCGGAACAGTCGGATAGCTTCGTAACGGAACGCTATGCCGTCGAGGTTCGCGCCGAGCGAGACGCCCGCCTTTCCGACACTGACAAGTACGTTCAACTGTCGGATGTGACGGTCAAGGGAAGCGCGGGCAAAGCTCGCACCGCGCTCACGGACGACCAGAAGACGGCCATTCTCAAGTACCGTGAGGAGCTTCGGGACATGCCGGCTACTGAGGGTTTCCCATTCGTGGACTACCCGGTTGCGCCGGACTGCATCAAGTACGAAGTCGAGCAGGCCATTGAGCGCCGAGAGACGCAGAGGAGCTTCTACGCATGAGTGTGAAAAAGCTTTACCGGGCGCTCATCTCTTCGCCCTTCGTTTCGGAACGAAGTGCCCCGGATGGGTCGAATGTCATCGACATTTCGGGAGTCATTACGGGCGGAACGCCGGGAACCGAAATACCGTATACGCCTCCAGCCGATGGATACGTTTCCTTCGCAATCAACAATAATTCCGGCGCAAATGCTTATGCGCGAATTAATGCGGAATCTCTCGAGATGGCGCAGACCGTTGCTGCCGGAGCCGGGTATTCAACTGGCTTAAGAGTAAGAAAAGGAAACACGCTCAACATGTATTTCTCCTCAATCCCTGAAGTCTATTGGGCTCGCTTCATTCGTACCGTTGGGGGGGGGGGGTAAAAAAGCTACTCTTTCAGGCGCTCTCAGCGCTCTCGCGTGCGGAGGTGGTCTATGGTTAAGGACTACTTCCGCTCTCTGCTCACGGCTTTCCGGGGTTCACACAAGAGCGTTCCTCAGCAGGTTCCCATTGTCAGCGACCCAACGATTACTTCAGGGTATCAGCACTCGGACGAAAACACTTTTGTCGCTCCGGCTGATGGGTTCTTATCCATGCAGGCTGAACCGCCCGCAATCGTTGTTTGCATCCGTGACGGCGGCAAACTCGACTGGACGCGCAGTGAATCTCCCGGTGCGGTTGCTTGGCCTGTTGCATTCATGCCGTGCAAGCGAGGTGCGACGTACTACTACTACACGGAAAGTTCGCACGCGACGTCCGTTTGCCACTTGCGCTTCTATCCCAACGTGGGCGAATAGCGCTCTTCTCACGGGAGGGTTTTGACATGGCAGTTAAAGCTCTCCTCAAAGAAGAGATGAACGCTCATCTCGAAAGCCAGAGGGAGTGGGTCTCGACGCAAGTGTTTCCTTCGCGAACCGCTCCGACTGTCACATTCAATACCATTGGCGGCAATGATGTTCAATACACCGCTCCTTCAAATGGGTGGGTGGAGATTGACTTTGCGGTTGTGAATGCCACTGCGCCGGAAACGATTACCTGCGGCATTCAGACGACAACACTTACCTATGCCCAAGTGGTGGGGGTTCGCCTCTCCTGCTCGGCTCCGATTGCTAAGGGCGAATTGGCGCACTGCTACGGCAGCAACGCCGTGTCTCAGCAGATTGCATGCACGATGCAGTTCCGTCCGGCCGAGAGCGCGGAATAACCAGAAAGCCCGGCCTAGCACCGGGCTTTTCCCTGCGCGTGATTGATCGGGGCGGGCCGAATATGTGGACATGAGTGCTCTAACTATCCGGCGCTGTTCGTGCGCAGAAATTCTCGAGAATCCGGCATGGCCTGAAGTCCAGAAGGCCTATGCGGATGAAGTCCGTTACCCGGATCTCCCGGCAGATCTGGACTATCTGATGTATCTCCGTCTTGAGACGTTCGGGGTGCTAAAGATTGTCGGCGGGTTTGACGCTGAAGGGAGGCTTGTGGCCGTCTGCAATTACCTCGTTTTTCAGCTCCCCCACTTTGCCGGGAAGTCGCTCGCGTCGTCGGAAAGTCTTTGGGTCGATCCGGCGCACCGGGGCGCTTTTTCCTTGCGCTTCATCCGCGAGGTGGAGCGCTGCGCGAAGCAGGACGGGTGCTACGGCATCTACTTCGGCACGAAGGAAGGGACTGCGGCTGAGCGTTTCTTCAGCCGCGTCGCGACCCCCATGAATCGTGTTTTCTGGAAGAAGCTATGACGCCGCCGCTTGCTCCTGCGGTATCACTGCCGCCTTGCTCTCCAGATGATCTGGCGTTAGCTATGGCGATGCGTGAGCGCGTCGATGAGCTTCCCCAGATCGACATTCCGACTGAGCACTTTTTCCACGCGGGCGAATACGTCCGCACCTGCCTCGTACCCGCAGGCGTTGTGCTCTGCGGAGCGGTCATCAAAATTCCGACCGTCGTCATCGTGTCCGGACACTGCTTCATGCAAGTCGGGGCCGAGACGAAGGAGATCGACGGCTATCGCGTGCTTCGCGGGGCCGCCGGTCGGGCGCAGACCTTCCGGGCGGTGACAGATACCTACATAACAATGAGCTTCGCCACGACTGCCGAAAGTCTTGAGGCGGCCGAGAGGGAGTTCACTGACGAATTTGAAAAGCTCTTGTCAAGGAGGACGAAATGAGCGGTGGAGTTGCAGCAGGCATTGCCGTCGCTGCGGTCGCGGGTGCGGCCACGGCGGCAAACATGTACCAGGCTAACAAGCAGGCTAAGGCGCAGTCGAATGCGGCGAAGCTCGCTCAACAGCAGGCCGAAAGCGAGAAGCAGTTGCAGAAGCAGGCACAGCGCCGACAGGAAGGCGGCCTGAACGCGAATATCTCGGGCATTCTGGAACAGCAGCAGAGTGCGTCCAACTCTGGCGGCGCGACGCTCCTCACGGGCGCAGGCGGCGCGGGCACTTCCGGCACTCTCGGCTCGGGCGGTACTCTCGCTTGATGAGGAGTTGAGATGAGTGATGATCGCAAGCTGAGAGACAGGATTCTTTCTCGCTGGGGCGCTCTGAAGCAAGAGCGCGAGCCTTTCATTGACCAGTGGATTGAGATCTCGCGGCACATCACTCCAAGCCGTGGCAAGTTCCTCCCTCTGGGCAAGTCCAAGAATGAGGCGCGGTCCCGATGGAATACCATCGTGGACAATACGGCGGTTCGCGCGGCCAACATCCTCGCGGCCGGGCTCATGTCCGGCATGACGGATCCTAGTTCGCAGTGGTTCGCGCTCACGACGGGCACGGCGAATCTGGACGAATCCCAGGAAGTGAAGGTATGGCTCGATCAGGTTCAACGCATCATGGAGATGGCGTTCACCCGAACGAACACGTACCAGGCATTGCATCAGGGGTGGCGCGATGTGGGGTGCTACGGCGTTATGGCAATGTGCGTCATTGAGGATGAGCGGTACGGCTTCCACTGTTATCCGCTTGCCCTCGGAGAGTACTGCATTGGCACGGACTTCCGCGGCATCCCGGACACGCTCTATCGCCGCTTCACCATGACGGCGGGGCAGCTCGTCGCCAGATTCGGGCGGGCGAAGCTCTCTAACGCCATCCTGAACAACTACGACAACGGCAAGGTTGATGCGGAATACAAGCTCATTCACGCCATCGAGCCGCGCTTCGACCGTGACGCCTCGAAGCGGGACAACCGCAATATGCCGTGGCGCAGTGTCATCGTACTGATCGATACCGACAGCGACAAGGACGGGATACTAGAGGAATCTGGTTTTAACGAATTCCCTTGCGTGATCGGGCGTTGGGGCGCGTCGGCCACTGACATTTACTCTGAGGAAGCACCGGGCATGATCGCCCTGGGCGATTCCAAACAGCTTCAGCATGAGCAGATTCAGAAGGGCAACGCCATCGATTGGCAGATCAATCCCGCGCTGATTCTCCCGACTGCCGCTCGCGACAATCCGCAGGACTTTGAGCCGGGCGGGCGTTCCTACATCGACAATCCCACGACGCAAGACGTCGTGAAGTCCGCATGGCAGGTGCAGACGAACGTGGATCACTTGAGGCTCGACATTTCCGAAGTTCAACAGAGGATCAATCAGGCTTTCTCGGTGGACATGTTCATGATGTTGTCCGGACAGAGTGCCGGGCGCATGACGGCGACGGAAGTCGCGGAGCGCCATGAAGAGAAGCTGATGATGCTCGGGCCGGTGCTCTCGCGCCTCAACAATGAAGTCCTGAAGTCGCTCATTGAGCGCGTGTTTGCAATCCTCTATCGTCAGGGCCAATTCCCTCCGGCTCCTGAGGAGCTTCAGGGCGTCGAGCTCTCGATTGAGTACACGTCGATGCTCGCGCGCTCCCAGAGGGCCATTCGCGCCAACGCCTTGGATCAGTTCCTCACCCGTATCGGGCAGGTGGCTCAATTCAAGCCGGAAGTTCTTCACAAAGTGGACGGCTTCAGGATGGTTGATGAGTACGCGGACTATCTCTCGGTCGCGCCTTCCGTCGTCGTCCCGACCGATGAGGCTAAGGCCGCGCTTCAGGCTCAGCAGCAGGCGCAGGCTCAGCAACAGCAGGCTATGCAACAGCAGCAGGCCGCCGATTCGCTCGCAAAGCTCGGCAAGGTTCCGGCTGACGGCTCGACGATGGCCGGGCAGGTGGTTCAGGGGCTTCAGGCCGCAGCTGAAAATCAGCAGGGCTAATGCGCCGTCTGCGCGTGATCCTCGCGGGCCGCGAGATCATCTCCCGCATGAGATCGCAGAACATGAAAGAACCTGAGGACAAGGAGGAGCGTGAACGTCGCCGGGAGCTTCCGAGGCTCAAGGCAGATATTGCGCTCCGCAACGTTCTGGGAACGGCTGACGGCCGCTATGCGCTTCGGTGGCTCCTTTCCGAAGTGTGCGCGGCTGAACAGTCCTCCTTCAATACGAATGCTTTGACGATGGCTTTCAATGAAGGTCGTCGTTCGGTTGCGATTGTCCTCAGCGCCCGACTGAAGGCGGTCTCATCCGACATGTATCAACTCATGCAGGAAGAATCCAATGAGTGAAACAAACGACACTACCGGCGTTGACACTTCAACACAAACGCCGGCAGATAGCGGCACCGGGCAGGCTACTGCCGCTGAACCCCAGACGCTTATCAGCTCGGCTACGGGCGGCGACGCCGGAAACGGCGACGCTGTGCAGTCCGCAGTGCAGGGAGGGGCCGGACAGCCCGCTTCTGGTACGGGCGAGACGAAGGCCAAGGGCGCGGATGGGAAAGAACCTGCGGACGATCAGCAGAAGAAGAGCGGCGAGGACGAAAAGCCGAAGAACGCTCCCGAAGAGTACGCGGCCTTCAATACGCCGGAGGGCGTTGAGATCGCGGAGCCGGCTGTTGAGCAGTTCAAGGGCGTAGCCAAGGAGCTCGATCTTTCTCAGGAGCAGGCGCAGGGCCTTATCGACAAGATGACGCCTTGGATGCAGCAGAGAACGATTGAGAACATCAAGCGCACAAGCAATGAATGGGCCGAGCGCTCCCGTCAGGATCCGGAAATTGGCGGCGAGAACTTTGCCCGGTCGATGGCTTCCGTCGCGCGCCTCCGCGATACCTTCGCGAAGAATGCGGACGGCACGTTCGACAAGGACATTGCCGAGTTCATGAATTCCCCGATGGGAAATCACCCCGGCGCTCTGAAGCTCCTCGCTCGGGCGGGCGCGGCGTTTGGCGAAGCACGTTACCCGACAGGTGGCGCGGCTAAGTCCGGACCGTACACCGCAAAAGACTTTTACGCTGACGCTAAAACCGGAGATAAATGATGGCAGACGTCATTACTGATTCGAATCCGATCAATCTTGCGGACTTTGAGGGGCTGACTTCCTCGAAGCCCGTCCGCGCACTCATCCACACTATCCGCGACTACATGCCGGTTTTCGACCAGGCTGTTATTCAGCGCGGCAACGACGGTATGGGCGATCGCGGCAAGATCGTGACGGCCTACCCTGAAGGTCAGCTTCGCTCCTTCAATGAAGGTTGGGACGCTGAAAAGGTTCTGGGCGCGGACGTTCGCTACAAGGCGTGCATGGTCCGCTCCCGTTCTGAGGTCGATCGTGACCTTTACAACACTCGTCCTTCCGCCGAGCGCGACGCCTGGCGTCTTCGTCAGGATGAGGGCTACATGCGCGGCCTCTCGCGCACGATGGTCCGCAAAATGTTCTACGGCGATCCGGCCGCGAACTCCCGCGACATGCTCGGCCTTGCCAACGTGGTAACTCCGGGCAACGACGCCTTTAAGGGGCGAATCATCAGCGCCGGCGGCACGACTGCCGATAAGCAGTCTTCCATTTGGCTCGTGAACTGGGACCCTTCGGACTTCTACCTTTTCTATCCGGAAAACGGTTCGGACGTGGGCCTTTCCATCGAGAACAAGGGCGAGCAGTACGCTTTCGATTCCGAAGGAAAGCGCTTCCTCGCGCTCATCACCGAATTCGGATGGAACCTTGGTCTTGCCGCGTACAACCCCGAACGCGTTGTCCGCATCAGCAACATCGACACGACGAAGCTCACCTCGAACGCGAAGAGCGGCGCAAACCTCATCGACCTGATGACGCAAGCGCTCGAAATGCTTCCGGATGAACAGTCCGGCCGCGTCGCCTTCTACATGAATGACGGCGTGCGTAGCGTCCTTCGCCGCCAGATCGTCAACAAGGACAATGTGCTGATCTCGCAGGACGAAGTTGCGGGCCGCAAGGTCCTCACGTTCGGCGGCCATCCGGTCCATAAGGTCGGTGTGGACGTTCTCTCCAACTCCGAAGCGATTCTCGCGGTCTAAGGAGGACTCTGAAATGATGGATAAGAAACTCGTTTTCTTCGAAGCGCAGTCCGCCAAGGCGGCGATTACCGGCACTGCCGTGGACTTTGGTCAGGAGAAGCCCACCACGGGCCTCAATGATCGCCCGCTCTATGTGATTGTGCAGGCCTCCGCTGATCTTGCGGGCACTGGCTCCCTCACCGTCACGGTCGAGGATTCTGCTGACGGCACTACGTTCGCCACGGCTCTGCAGGCCGCTGTCAGCGTCGATGCGCTGAAGGGCGGAAAGTCCGCAGCGCTTCCGATGCCGGCCGTTCACCGTCGCTATGTCCGAGTGTCGGCCAAGCCGTCCACGACGGGCAGCGGCGATCATACCGCCTCGACCATTACGGCGGGCACGGCCTCGGCGTACCTCTCGGACGCTCTCAACGTCCCGACTAGCACGCCGCTTCAGGGCATTGAGTACATCACCACGGCGAGCTAATCGCTGATCGCTGATTGAGATGGGGGCGGGAAACCGTCCCCATTTTTTATATGGCAACTATTGCAGACATTTGTAATCTGGCCCTTGCTCAGCTCGGCGACAATGCAACCGTCACTTCCATCGATCCGCCAGACGGCTCGCCGCAGGCCGGCCACTGCGCCCGATGGTATCCGCAGGCGCTCCGTAAGCTCGTCGAGGAGTTCGATTGGTCGTTCCTAACGTGCCGGGAGAAGTTGGCGGCGCATTCATCCATCAATGAGGACGTTTACGACTGGAAGTACAGCTACGCGATTCCGAGTAAGTGCGTCCGCGTGATCCGGCTTCTCCGGTTCAATCCGTTCAAGGAGCGCTTTGAGCCGGTGCGCTTTGAAGTCGAGATGAATCCGGACAACGGCACAAAGATGATCCTCACCAACGAGAAAGAGCCGGTCATTGTGTACGTCGGCCTCAACTCGAACCCGTCGATTTATCCGGCGTATTTCGTTCAGGCGCTTGTTCTGCTTCTCGCGCAGTACCTCGTCGGCCCGCTTCAGCAGGTCTCCGGCGGCTCGCAATCGGTAATGCAGGCGCTCCGTCAGCAGTATGCTGAGGCGCTTTCGACGGCCAAGACAATGGACGCAAAGAATTCCGTCCATGAGGTCTCGTGGCCGCTGCGCATTCCCGCCCACATTCGAGCTCGGAGGGTTTGAGATATGGCGATTCGCACCTATCTGCGCTCCTTCAATGGGGGCGTCGTCAGCCCGGCAATGTACGCACGAATCGACACGGGCAAGTACCAGACGGGCCTAGCCGAGGCGAAGAACTTTCTGATTGATCCCCAGGGGCCGGCAGTTATGCGACCGGGCTTTGAGTACGTCAATAAGGTCGGATCACAGGGCTCAAAGCCGCGCCTTATACCTTTCAGCTTCTCGCTGACAGAAACAATGGTGCTTGAGTTCGGCGACAGGTACATTCGCTTCCACACTCAAGGCAAGACGCTCATGAAACCCGATGGCTCCGCACCCTACGAAGTCCAGACGGATTACCGGGGCGAAGACCTGCCGGAGATTCACTACGTGCAGTCAGCGGACGTTATGACGCTCGTTCATCCGAACTATCCACCTCGCGAGCTGAAGCGCTACAGCCTCTACGACTGGCGCATTGAGGACATTCGGTTCTCTACGAGTTTGACCGCACCAGGCGCGCCTACAGTTTCTCAGCACATCAACTCTAAGGTTGAAAACCCTACGGACTACGTGCGCCGATATTGCGTCACGGCCATCAAGCGCGACGGCACGGACGAGAGCGAAAAATCCGGCGTGACCGAGATCGCCTGCAACCCCTACGGCGAAGGTGCGTACAACACGATTCAATGGAATGCCGTGGCGGGTGCTGAGATGTATCGCGTCTATCGTGAGGTGGGCGGTGTCTATGCCTACATCGGGCAGACCGAAGAAACGCGCCTCGTCGATGAGAACATTTCGGCAGATGCGTCCATTGTTCCCCCGACTTACGATGATCCCTTCTACTCTCAGAAAGGAATCCTGAGCGTCAACATCGTCAATGGCGGCTCCGGCTATGACGACTTCGTAGATGGGATCGTTGCGCCGAATAAGATAAATTCATATCGCGACAATTCGACAGGGAAGAGCGTCAGTTGGACTGCGCGAAAGGAGGGCGGACCGCCAGACATGAAGGTTTGGATTGAGGACGCTGAAGGCATCGGGTATGGTGCTGTCATCAGGCCCATATATTCCCGCTGGGACGAGACTATTGAATGGACGACGGGACGCGAAGACCATTATCACGAACATAGCGCCCACGTCTGGTATGCGAAGCTCGTCGGTATTGAGGTCATTAACCCCGGAAGAAATTACAAAACGCCACGCCTGCGGGCCGATTACTACGTTGATGGCGTCGGTGGCTACAAGCACACGCAAGGCTTGTGGACGGGCGACATCCACGCCAAGCAGGATTTACAGAAATACAGCGGCGTTCCGTCTCTGGTCGTTAGCGATCCCACGGGATACGGGGCAGAACTGCAGGCTGTCGTAACGAACGGCGCCATCTCTTATGTCCGAATCGTCAAGGCGGGGCAGAACTACACGAATCCCATTGTCACGGTCTACGCGAATAAGGGCGCGGGCGGACAGCTGACCGCGACGGCGGGCACTGCGGGCGACTACCCTTGCGCCGTGACCTACTATCAGCAGAGACGGTGGTTCGCGGGCACTCCAACGCGCCCGAACAACATTTGGGCAAGCCGCACCGGCACTGAAGCTGACATGTCCTATTCGCTTCCGACCAAGGACACGGACAGGCTCTCTTTCCGCGTAATGTCCTATGAGGTGAATCGCATTCGGCACCTCGTTCCGATGCGGTATCTGATGGCGCTCACTGGCTCTGCAGAGTGGGTTATCAGCTCGTCCGATTCCGGCGCGATCACAGCGCAGAATCTTGAGGTCAGTCCCCAGGCATACAACGGCGTTTCGACCGTTATGCCGCTCGTCATCAATTCGCAGATGATCTTTGCGAAGAGTCGCGGCGGCCACATTGCGGAGTACGGCTATCGCTATGACGCGGGCGGATTCGTCGCCGGGGACTTGTGCCTTATGGCTCCGCACCTCTTTGACGGCAAGCAGGTCGTGGACATGTGCTATTCGAAAGCGCCGATTCCGACCATCTGGATTGTCTCCTCAGACGGAAGCATGATCGCCTTCACCTATGTGCCGGAGCAGTCCGTAGGAGCGTTTTCGACGATTGAGACTGAGGGTACATTCGAGTCCTGCTGTTGCGTGTCCGAGGGTAGTGAGGACGTTTTGTACGTCGCTACACTGCGCAAAATCAACGGCGTCCAGACGCGATTCATCGAACGTCTTCATGAGCGCGCCTATGCGGGGCTTGAGGAAGCGTGCTTTATGGACTGCGCGGGCACCTATCGGGGCGCGGCGAAGCAGGAGATTTCCGGCCTCTCGTGGCTCGAGGGCGAGGAAGTCGCGATTATGTCCGAAGGTTCGGTGGAGCCCCGGCAGGTGGTTAAGGGCGGAAAGATTACGCTCTCGACGCCCTCTACCAACGTGAAAGTCGGGCTCCCCTACTCTGCCGACATGAAGACGCTGCCGATTTCTCTGGCGCTTCAGGACGGCTCCTATGGGAGCGGGCATCAGAAGAACGTTCGCCGAGTATTTTTCCGCGTCGTCGATTCTTCCGGCATGAAGGCCGGTCCGGATTACGACAATCTCGCTGAATACGCTCCGCGAAGCACGGAACCTGCAGACACGCCGCCTTATCCAATAACGGACGAGTTCGGCTTTGCGGTCTATCCGGCATGGTCCTCATCCGGGCAGGTGTGCGTTCGTCAGGACAATCCCTTGCCGCTGAAGATCATCTCAATGACGGTTGAAGCCGAAGTGGTCTGACGGCCTAAAGGTCGTGCGCGTGATTGAGCCTCCTGTAAGTATCTTCTAGGCTGCAGGAGGCTTTTTTCATGGCTGGAACAGGATCAACGGGCGGCGGCATGGGCGCTATGGGATATGCCGGCCTGATCGCTCAGGGTATATCGAACACAATCGCGGCCTTCGGCGGCTTGGGCGTCACCAAGTACCAGAACGCTATAGCGCAGTCGCAGGCGAACATTGCCCGCATCAACGCATCAATGATGATGGGGCAATACGAGGCCTCACTACGCGCTGGCGAAAAGCAGGCGGCCAAAGTGCAGATGCAGGCGGGCCGCGTAAAGGCGGCGCAACAAGCGGCTCTAGCGGCCAATGGCGTCGATGTGAATGCGGGCGGTTCTGCGGCCGAGCTTCAGGCCTCGACCGATATTGTGAAGGCTCAGGAAGTTGACCAAATTCAGAAGAACGCGCTGAATGAGGCGTGGGGTTACCGCATGCAGGCGGTGAACTACAAGAATCAGGCGCTCATGTCTGAGGCGCAGAAGCAGAACAAGTGGCAAGTCTTCGGCGTGACGCTTCTCGGCGGCGCTTCGCAGGCGGCCACAAACTGGGGCTTCAACTATCTGGCGAATTACGGCGGCAATTCTTCGAAGTCTTCCACTACCGAAGCGACTCAAGCCGCATCAACTTACAACCGTTGGTCTTGGAACCAGATCGGCAATGTTGGTAAAGGGAGCTTCTAATGCCTGTTGTACCTATCTTCCAGGGCGGCGTTCCGCAGACGCCGGATAGCGGCCGTGCGGGCGGCGCGATTATTCAGGAACCGCGCCCGACATTCGACTACGGCACGGCCATGAAACGGGCTATGGAGCCGCTTGAGAATTTCGCGGGCTCGCTGCAGAAGTACGCCGAAGTTGAGGAAGCGCGTGACCTCAAGGCGCAGTCAGACGATGCCGAGACGGAATTCATGCGCCGCGTGCAGGAGCGCATGCTGAATCCGGACAGCGGCTATCTCACGACGAAACAGCGCGCGGCCATCGACGGCTTTGACGGCGTGAACAGCGGCCTGAAGCAGGACTATGACGAGATCTTGAGCGGCCTACCGCCTCGCGTGCAGGAAGTCGTGAAAAGCCGCATGCAGGAGAGATTGCTGAGCGCTCAGGGGCAGGCGATGCGGTGGCGAAACGCCCAGGGCGACGCCTATCACCTTTCGTCTTCGAAGTCCCGTGCGGAGACCATTACCGATGATGCGGCTCAGCACTACGGCGACGAAGACTATCTGGCTAAGTCGTGGCTCTCTGTCGCTCAGGAGGTTGAGTATCAGGCAAAGCTTCAGGGCATGGATGAGGAGCAGCGCTCGGCTTTGATGCAGGCGCACTATGAATCCTTCCAGGCGAATCGCTTTGCGACGTGGGCTCAGGATGATCCTGTTTCCGCGCTTGCCGGGCTGAAGGCAACAAAGGGCCTCTCTGCAGACATTGAAGGCAAGCTCGATACGTCTATCTGGCAGGCGGCGAAAGGACAGCTCGCTTTGCAGTTGGCAACGACGATGCCGGGTTTTGCTTCGAGAAAGGATCTTGCGGCGGCGGCTTTGAGCCCCAACACCAAAACGGGTATTCCGCTCGTCGATGAGCTGAAGCCCGCGCGCAAAGCAGAACTCTTTGCCTTGGCCAACTCGTACTCTGAGCGAGCGACTGCCGAGCGCAAGAACGGGCTTTCTGTCGAAATTAAGAACTCGATTGCCCGCTGTTCCGAGACGGGAGATGATCCCCAGATGCTCTCTGAGGACATGTTCGTTGAAGCCTACGGCAGTGAGGACGGCGCTCAGCGGTATCGCTCCTATCAGGCAGATGCGGCCGTAGCCGCGTGGGGCCACAACCTTGAGCGCATGCCGGATGCGGCCATTGTTGCGACGATCACGGCGGCCGCTCCTAAGCCTGGCTCGCCCGACTATGCCGAGCAGAAAGAAAACCGTGACCGGATGATTCAGGCCTATGCGAGGGTGAAAAAGCTCCGCGCTGATGATCCTATGCTCGCGGCCCTCGGCTCCGGAAGCTACGGCCTTAACGGGATCAACTGGGACACTGAGACCGGTCAGGGTCTGGCGCAGCGCGTCACTGCTTCCGAGCGCGTGGCCGAGGACTACGGCACTCCGCAGGCGCTTCTCACCAAGGATGAAGCGCAGGGCCTCAATGACCGTCTTTCAAAGATGTCGCCGGTCGAAGCCGGTGCATTCCTCCGAAAGCTCTCTGGCGGCATTGGGCAAGAAAACATGCTCACCCTTGCGAAGCAGTTGGACGGGAAGCAGGTCAATGGCGCGCTCTTCCTTGCTGATCCTCATCTCTCCAAATATGCCACTACTTACCTTCAGGGCCGGCAGGCTCTGGCGGAGAAGCAAGCCTCAGTGTCGTGGATCGAATCAGATCCCACCTTGGGCACAAAAGCTCAGTGGGAGCGGTTCAACGGACTCTACGGCGATCCGAAGTTGCGAGAAAACCTTATGGATGCCGTCGAGGGCGTCGCGGCCGGCATGGTTCTGAACAGCAAAGCGACGATGAGCGACGCTTTCGACAAGGCTTTCGAAGCGGTTGTAGGCGAGGTTGAGGATTACAACGGTCGAAAGATAGCGCTGAAGGACGGTGCGACGGTCTATGACGTTCGCCGCACTGTCGCTGGGATCCGCGAGCAGTACTCGAAAAAGCAGGGTGTCGTAGCGAGCACTCCGGGCGGCGTGCGATTCACCGGACCGGCTTTCGGCAAATACCTCCTGAATGCACAGCTCATACCCGCGCCAGAGACCAACGCTTTCTATGTCGCGGCAGGTGACGATTTGATTTACGACACTCACGGTAGGCCTTTCGTCATCTCGGTGGAGGCGTCCAAATGAGTTCATTCGATCAGTTCTACGGCTCGCCGCGAGGGCCGGTACAGCTTCCCCAGACGCCGCTCATCACCTTCGGCGAGGACGATTCGCCTAAGCAGATGGAAATGCCTTATCCAGGTGTTGAATCCGTCGTCGATAGCCGCTCCTGGTATTCCGGCATGGGTACTGCGCTTTTCAGCGGCATTGACGGCGCGGCCTATGAAACGGGTTCTTCAGTGGCGACGGCCCTCAGCACGCTTCCACTTGATGATGATTGGAAGAAGGCACTTGAGGACAAGGCAGCTGAGTGGCGGCGCACCGCGCGGAACGAATTCGCGCCGGATCCGGTCACATCCTCGACGGCGGCTCAAGTGGTGTACGGGGCCTCGAAAGAGCTGACGAAAATCGGTATTGCGCTTCCTGCTGCCGCAGTTACGTCGGCTGTCGGCTCTCCGGCCGCAGGCGCTCTGGTCGTGGGCTCAATCTACGGCCTTAACGCCGGCATTCAGCAGTCGCAAGAACTGCAGGATCAGGGTGTAGACGCAAGAACCGCCAACGCGGCCGGCTTCTTTACTGCCTTGTCAGGCACTGCTGGCGTCATGATGCCGGCGGCTATGGGTTGGTCTCGTCTTTCAAGTGCGGTCATTGGCGCGGGCGCGAACGTCGCTGTCGGCATGAATGAGCGCACGACGTTGAGGCAGGTGCTTGAGAAAGCGGACTACTCTCAGGCGGCCGAGCAGTTCGACCCAACCGATCCGCTTGCGGTGTCGATTGAGGCGTTGACGGGCGGCGTTTTCGGCGCGGCGGCCGGGAGCGTGCGCCTTGGCCCGCAGGGACCCAAAAGCGGCCCGACCGTTGAGGCGGCTGAAGCCGCTGCGATTGATCCGGCTGTCGTCGATGCCGCGCGTGCACGTGAACTCATTGCGGCCAACAAAGAGAATCTTCCGGTCGATGCCCTCGACCCCGTGGCCGTTGATAAGGGCTATGCTGCTCAGCAGATCGTTCATGACCAAATTCAGGCGAAAAAGCCGGTGCGCGTCCCTGCTGATGCCTACAACGCGGAGAAGGTCGATGCCATCAAGCGGGCCTCAGCCGAGCGCCTGCAGAAGGCGACGGCCGAAGGTGCGGTTGTTCTGCAGAATCGCGACAGGTCCACGAAAGCTTCCATCGTCCAGATGAACGGCATTGCCGGCAATCCGGACTACATGCGCCTTCGACTTTCCAACGACTTCACAACGGGCGCTCCGGTCGTGGCCTATGCGGCCGACATTCCGGAAGCTCAGCGCGGCGCGACCGATGTGGTTGTCGCGGCTGACGGGCGTCGATTCCCGGTGCGCTATGCAGTCGTCGAGGCGGACGACGTACTTACGTCCAACAACATCGACGGCTCGCTCAATCCAACGTACGGGGCCCGGGACAACATCACGGCGATCGCCGGCAACGGTCGATCTGTCGGCGTCAAGGAGGCCTACGTGCGCGGCACTGCCGACAAGTACCGTGCCGAGCTTGAGGCCGACAAGATGACGGGCATTGCCCCCTCAGTATTCAAAGATATGAGGCGGCCTATGCTCGTGCGCATCATGCGCGACGAAGACGTAACCGCAGACATTGGCGACATTACGAATCGCTCCGCGACGGCGCAGCTCTCTGCGACTGAGCAGGCTCTGACTGATGCTCAGCGCATTGACCTCAGCAAGCTCGAATTCGGGGATGACGGGACCCTTTCGCCGGAGTCCGTTCGGCAGTTCACGGCAATGCTTCCGGAAGAGGAACGCGCCCGTCTGGTAGACAGCAACGGCATTCCCACTCAAGATGCTGTGAAGCGCCTCGACAACGCAATCTTTCAGCAGGTCTATAAGAACATGGGCCTGACTGATCTCCTGAACACGACTGAGAAGACTGGCATTGCTCGTATGGTCTCGGCCTTCAGGCAGATGGCTCCGCGACTGCTACAGCTTGAGGGGACGGGTGAGCTTGATTTTCGAGAAGCGCTCTCAGACGTTCTGAGCGAGATTCAGGCCGCCCGTGCTTCCGGGGCAAAACTCTCGCTCACCGAACTTGCGCAGCAGGCCGCCATTGGCCGCAAACCGGAAGTGCAGGCCTTTCTCGACTTTCTCGCGAAGAACGACACAGACGGCGGCGGCGTGCGCGGCATTGTGGACGCCTTCACAAGTCTGGCGGAGTACGCCCGCAGTAATGCGGACATGGCGGCGCAGGGCCCGGACATGTTCGGGCAAGTCTTCAAGCCGACGAAGCTCGACATTATGCGAGAGTTCTCCCGCACTACCGGCGTCAAGATACGTGAGGGTGATTTCGTCCCGGTCTCGGAACTGAAGCACGTCGATGAAAAGGCGAGAGTCGTCAATTCGGATAACGCCGTTAAGCAGGCCATTCGAGAAATGGCAGAACCGCCAATCGCGCCGGCTCCCAAAATGGAGCTCATCACTGTAGCGCGCGAGCCTAATGGCGTAGAACATCGTGTTTGGGGCGTTAATGGAAATCCTGATTTGACGGTTCATTAGATGTCATACTAACTTTCGCCACCCCTTCAACCTTTCATGGAGTGGCA